ATTATGGGGTATGTACCAACAATATGTTTTAGGCCTAAATTAGAGAAAACGACTAAGGTTACTAAACTAACTAAAGAAGAAAAACTTAAAAAATTAATATTTTCTGAAAGAGCAGCTTTTGATAAACATTTATTGGATTTATCAAATTTTTATCAAAAGAAAATAAACAAACTCTTAAAAAAATAGTATTATGAAAATTAAAAAATTAGAAACAAGACAACCTTGGTTATGTGAAGTTGATGGAACTACATATGTTAGAACAGAAATTCAATGGAATGATGGTAGACCCAATGATGTAACTTGGCATCTTAACGAAGACCAAGTAGAAGGTAAGGTTTATCTTACCGATGAACAATTGGAAAAACTATTTTGGGAGAATAATGTTAAAGTGAACATTCCATTACTAGTTGATATACCAAATGGTGATGATTTATTTTTAAACAAATAAAATTATGATAGCAGTATTAATAACAATAGTCATAGCCTTTATAATTATTTTTAAAGATAGATTTTTAGATTACTGGAAAAATAGAAAATAATTAACAAAAAGCTTGCTTACGCAGGCTTTTTTTCGTATATTTAAGTATAAATTTAAAACTAAAGGTTATGTATTACAAATTCAACAAAGAAACATTATTACCTGAAAAAGTAAATGTCACGAGTAAAACATTAGTAGGAATAGGAGCTACTATAGGATTAATTCTAATGTTAGGATTCACATCAAAACCTATTGATCCAATCCAAAATCTAACAACAGAAGATAAACTAATTGTGATTAGAGAATACAATGAATTCTCAGAACAGAAATTAATTGAAAAAATTGATCAATTAAATTTCAGATACCCTCACATCATCTTAGCACAAGCTAAATTAGAATCAGGTCATTTCAAATCAACTATCTTTTTAGAGAACAATAACATGTTCGGTATGAGAGAAGCTAAATTAAGAGCGAATTTAGCAAAAGGTACAAATAGAGAGCATGCCTACTATGATTCATGGCAAGATTGTGTCTACGACTACGCTCTATACTACTCAACTTACTTATCAGATATTAAAACTGAAGGAGAGTATTTTGAATATTTAAAACAAAATTATGCTGAGGATAAAACATATGTTCAGAGATTGAAACAGATTATTAAAAAACAAAATTTAAAAAGTAAATTCAATTAATATGGAAAAAGAATTTATACCTTACGAACAAGCATTAGCTTTAAAAGAATTAGGATTTGATGAACCTTGTTTAGGATATTATGTAGGTAAAGATAGAGAGGTTTATATATCAAATGAAACTATATCTGCTCCTTTTCAATTTAGATTAGAATCTAAAACAACATTTGTAGCACCACTTTATCAACAAGCATTTTCTTTTTTTAGAGAGAAGTATAGTTTAGTTTGTATAATCACTTTTGATGATGATGTAAAAGGTAAATGGTTTGGAAATTTATATGGTCATTATGAAACTCATGGTAAATATGATTTTGGTTACACAGAATTATTCAAAACATACGAAGAAGCAGAACTTGAATGTCTTAAAAAATTAATAGAAATAATAAAATCACAAAAATAATGGAAAAAGTAATAAGAAACGGAAAAGTAGCAGTTCTAATATCACCAGGATTTGGAGCAGGATTCTATACATGGGATGCTCCATTAGAAGCAATCTTCCACCCAACATTAGTTAATTTAATTGAAAAACAACAAATCCAAGAAGCTATTGAATTTGTAAACTCAACTTGGCCTGATGTCTATACAGGAGGTGTAAAAAATTTACAAATACAATGGCTCGATGAAGGAGAACAATTTCAGATAGATGAATACGATGGCTCAGAGAGTTTAGTAATGGAAAAATATACAAATTGGATAACAGCATAAACTATGATATCAGGAGCACAACCAAAAGTACTACTAACTCAAAATGAGGATGGTAATTTACAATTAGATAAAATGTTTGAAAACATTTTTGGAAAAGAACAAAATCCAAACTACAAACTAGTAAGAGATAGAGATGGTTTAACAAAAACATCTTTAGCTATAAAATGGTTAGAGTTTGATGAGGAAGGAAAATATAAAGCAGACTTTCAAGAAGTAGCTATTGGTAGAAGTTTAATCATGTCTCCATTTAATATGTACTTTACTTGGCAATGTACGCCTGTAACAGAAATCGTGGAGCAGAAAGATAAATATGTAAAATTTAAAACTGAAAACTCTATATATGAACTTTTTGAAAATTAACTATAATTTTTCGTTAAAAATTAAATTCCTAGATATTTATATTAAATAGCAGGTACTGGTCCTACCGAAGAAAAACATTACGGAGATTTTAAAAAGACACTACGGACCAGGTAGTTATTTTTAATTTCTCCTTTTTTATTTAGTATGATAGGGATTTATAAAATTACAAATCCAAAAGGAAAAATTTATATTGGGCAAGCTATAGACATTAAAAGAAGGGAGAATGAGTATAGAGGATTGCATTGTAAAGGTCAGATAAAACTATATAGGTCATTAGTAAAATACGGTTTCTCTGAACATATCTTTAAAGTTATAGAGGAATGTAGGGTAGAGGAATTAAACATAAGAGAGAGACATTGGCAAGATTTCTACAATGTATTAGAAGAAGGATTAAATTTAAAGTTAACACATACCAATACTAAGACAGGTAAACAGTCTAAAGAAACCATAGATAAAATATCACAAAAAATAAAAAAAGGAATAGTACAGTATGATAGTAGTGGAGAATTTATTAGAGAATGGAGCTCAATAAAACATGCCGGAGAATCTCTAAATCTAGATAGATCACAAATATCAGCTTGTTGTAAAGGTTTAGGTAAATCTGTAGGAGGTTTTATTTTTTTATATAAAAAAGACTATACAGGAAAAATATTAAAAAGAGATGGTATTAATGGGGAGAAACCTATACTGCAATATTCGAAAAAAGGAGAATTAATACAAGAATGGAAATCTATCAATATGGCTGCGGATACTTTAAAAATAAGTAGATCAAATATATCATCTTGTCTAATAGGTAATACAAAATCTGCAAATAACTTTATTTGGAAATACCGAGAAAATGATATAGACTCTTATATACCTACCTGTAGCATAAGAGGAGAAAAACCTGTAGCTCAATATGATTTAGGTAATATTTTTATTAAAAAATGGCAGTCTGCAATAGAAGCTTCTGCTATGTTAGGAATTAGTAGAAGTAGCATCTCAGCATGTTTAGTAGGAAAACAGAAAACAGCAGGGAAATTTATTTGGAAATATTTAAAAGAAAATTAAAAAATTGTTTGTTTTATTAAAATAAATTTCGTATATTTAAGTATAAATTTAAAACAAAGGTTATGAAAAACATACACGTATTAACAACGTTAAGTCCAAGTAGGATGTTAAGAGGTTTTGACGGTATTAGGTTATTTAAAAACGAAGTATCACCTGATAATCAGTGGTGTGTTAATGTGAATATACACATAACAAATGATGAAGAAATTAAA